TGGTGCTCTTGGGCTTCTGCACAACACAGCAGACATCAACCCAGATTGGGCGTGAGGTGGGCTCCACTCCCCCCGCTACCCGAGCAAGTTCCAAGTGAAACGCTTTACGCCACTTGGTGTACTTGCTCGGGTAGTAGGCCCCGAACCGACCCACCCTCGGTCGGGGACAAGGCATCGGGTCAATCAAGACCTCAATGCTCGGGAAGGGATTAGACATCAGAAGTCGGCGGACGAGTCCGTGTCCGTGTTGCCCTCATCCTTGAAGGCATCCGATCCTGACGACGCGGCAGCGGCAAAGCCGTCTTCCGCAGAGAAGCCGAAGGAAGAAGCGTCCTTGCTTCCGCCATACGTCTTGAGTTCGATGACCTGCACACCGCGGCAGCGCAGGCTGATGCCAAAGCCGAGCGATGCGGTGTACCAAGGATAGACCTCGGCATTCACGCGGATGACCGAGCCGCCACCGATGGGATCCGAGTCTTCGGGGATCGGGTTCAGCTTGGCATCGAACAGGGCCGGGCGCTGCTCCCAGCTCTTGCCTGCCTTGGTCGTGACCTGGGCCTTGAGCGTGAACTTGAAGTCAGTGAAGCCGGGCAAGTCCACCTTGCTCTCGGTCTCCTTGTCCCAGTTCGTAGCCGGCGCCCAAGGAACGGCGGCAAGCTTGAGCTTCTTGTTGCCGTTCTTCTTGCACTCCTCGTTGTACGCCTCCTTGCGGATGGCGTTGATCTTCTCGATCATCGGCTTGGCCTCGGCGTCGGGCAGACGCAGCGTGACCTTGTACTCGCCTTCAGCCTTGAACCGGCGATCCGGCTCATTCAGCTTGGGAAAGATAGCGGTTCCCTTGGGGGTGGTGATGTTCTGATTCTTCATGGTGGGTGTTCTCTCTGATCCAGACTTGGATCGTTTCAGGCAAAGAAGTACTCAGCATCCAACAGCTGAGCTAGGTCCATTGTACCAACCTGCGGTGGTGGTGGGAGCTCTATTCCCGCAGGAAAGTAAGATTTCATCTCGGCGTGTAGCTGCTCCAGGATCGGTTCCGAGAACATCTCGACTGCACACTTGCGGATGGCCAGGCTCAGCTTGCCCACGTCTGCCGGCACCACGCCGATGCTGTCGTGGATGCAGGACATCGAATCGACCCCCTGCCACTTGAGCATATTCACGCATCGCATGAGTAGCGCAGCGTCCAGGCTGTGGATGATGTTGGGGCTGATGCCGTTGCGGTTGCGGACCTTCGACAGGTCCTCCTGGTCCACGACGATGACGTGCTGGCGGATGACGCGACCGATGCTGGTCTTGACCGTGACGCGACTGAGCTTGCGGTAGCCCTGCTCAATCAGCAAACCGGACGGCGCAGTCCAGCGAACCGGGATGTTGGCCTCGACGTGCAGGTCAGACACCTTTCGCAGCCAGTCCATGCAGGACGTGGCCGAGCTCACCGTCTCGCTGATGGACTCCCAGATCAGGTCCGTCAGGATGCGGACCTGGTTGTAGGCATCGCCGGTAAACGGCAGCCTACCGGTCTTGCGGGCCTTGTCGGTGTACCACTCCCGCACATAGGTCCGGGCCGAGTACTTCGAAAGGCCATAGGGCAGGCACATGACCACTCTCTTGGTCGTCTTGCGGTCGATGCCAAAGTCCAGCCAAGCCTGGGCCACGGGGTCGTTGATGGCCAGCAGCTTCTGCACCGTGCGCATGGCCACGATCTCGTAGATGTCGTTGGGCTGTGCGCTGGGCAGGCAGTTGGTGGCCGAGGCGCCAACGATGTCCCGCATCATCAGCGAGAACAGTTGGAGACCGTTGTTGCTGCCGTCCAGGTGGCAAGGCAGGGCACAGATATGGCTAGGGTTTTTGGCCAACTCCGCCCACTCAAAGCAGAACGCCAGGAAGGAGAAGGGCTTGTCCATCTTGGCCCACTCCATGTTGGCCAGCGGGTCGTTGCCACACCGCAGGATCATGTCATGGTTGTCCGCTACCCAGCGGATTCTGTCGGCAAATGGAACTTTGTCAATGCCGGCACAGTTGGCGCCGTGGATGGCCAGCCAACGCTTGGCCTCGGCATCCACGGACTTGCCGTTGGAGAACTTCAGCATGGCCCGCTGCCAGTCCGATCCCTGGTTGTGCAGGTAGATCGGCTTGGGGTAGATGCGTCCCCGGAAGTCCAGCTCCTGTGGCATCCAGAACGGGGTGGACTCAAACTTCTCTGCCAGCTGCAAGGTGCGGGCAATCGAATACAGCTTGGATCGGTCGGCTTCGTTCTCGTAGTGGATGAAGGCCGCCTGCTTACGCCAGGCCCGCCGTGCCTCCTTGTTGGTGTTGATGTCCACCGGCTTGGGAGGGATCGGTCGTCCGTTGCGGTCAGGGATCTCACCGATGGGGAGGTTGTTCTCCCAGCAGTGCTTGACCACCTCAAGCACCTTGCGGTTCACCTGCCAGGCCGTGCCTTGGACGTGGTTCACCGCCGAGTACACGTTGGTCAGATCCAGGTTGTCCAGCGTGGTCAGGTACTGGCGGTTGGTCGCCTTGACTAGTGGCCGATACCCACCGATGCATTCACCGAAGTATCCCCCAGTCCAGATCGAGGTCCAGTCCTGGGGCTTGGTGACCATCGGCATGTACACGGGCCGCAGGATTTCGCTGGCGTCGTGGCTCTTGCGTAGCCAGTCCATGAACTCTTGCGTGGCCCGCACGATGCTGACCTCACGGCCAATGGCGTTGGTACGGTTGGAGAACTCGATGATGTCCGTGTGCTGGCGGAACAGCTCGACCAGCACCAGACCAACGGCAATGCGGTCAGACACGGGCCACTTGGGCAGGGCCACGTCATGGAAGCGTGCACTCTCACGAATGTGCTTGAGCTTCTTGTGGTCGCTGGGCTGCTTGCGGATGGCGTGGGCCATCTGCTTCCACAACACCTTGTGGTTCTTCTTCAGGTAGCCGACCTTGACCTCGTCCTCAACTAGCCGGCCAACGTGATTGGCTAGGCCGGTCACTGAGCGGACGGTGCTGATTCCGTCCAGGATGGCGCGGCTGACCACCAGGGCCACGACGCTGTCCTTCATGGGCTTTAGGTAGGGGTAGACCCTGTGCAGTCGGCCAGGCCGGCTACGGGCGTGCCGCTTCCAATCCTTGATGCCCTTGCTCAGCTGCTCTGTGGCCTTCTCCAGCACACGCTGGCCAGCCCCAGTGATCGTCTCACGTCCACCACTGCGTGCCTTGGACAGGTTGGAGCGGTAGCGGCGGACTCCCAGCTCCTGCATCTCTGCATTCAGATCGCCCTGCTTCATGTTGTGTATCCTTGGGGATAACCCCTAGTATTCCTGGACACATGTAAAGGTTATACCTAAGCATGGATGCTGTATACACATCCTGTTTGATACTGCTGTGTATCAATGCTTTAGGAATCCTAAGGTCCCATTATAAGCAGATGCTTGGATTACTCTTAGGAAAAACCAAAAGATCCCATAAAAACATCGCGTCGTAACCGAAGGGTTGCCGGCAGCTTGACTAGTTCATATCGTCAACTTGACTAGCAGGACTGGGGCAACTTGACTAGATTTCGCGCGCGCCTGCGCGCCCGCCCGTGCGCTCGCGTGCGCGCGCGTATAGAGGCTCGCGCGCGTGTGCGCGAGGCCCGGCGCTGGGCCGGGCTCTGGGCCCGGCGCTGGGGCGGGGGATCGGGTCCAAATAACCTAGCGCATTTTTTGGGGTTTTTTGTTGACCCCGCCCGGATCTGACCGATGCTGCCTCCACGGCGCGGGCACTCCGTCCACGCCAATTCACCCAACGCCGGGACGCCCGGCAGAATCGAGAGAGACAGTGAGCGACCAGTACAACAACTCGGTATTCATCGTGCAGGAACTCGGCAACATCGTGCGCGCGGGCGGCATGCCCGTGGCCTATGCGCAGGGCGCGTACTCGATCAACTGGTGCACGAGCATGCTGCTGGTCGATCTGGCGCACGCCTGCGAAGAGGGCGACGACGACCGGGAACGCGCCGTGCGCGTGTGGGAGGGACTGAGCAACGACCTGCGCTGTGCCGCCGTCTGCATGGACCTATTCAGGAATCACGGCCAGAGGCGAGAGGATTGGGACTTGTGCGCGCGCTGCCTGCTGACCGCGCCCGAGGTCGCGGGCTGGCTGGCCGAGCGTGAGCCGACGCCGCACGCCGAGCGCCCCGCCGAGACGCTGGCCGAGGACGCATGGCGTGCCCAACGCATGGCGGAACTCGGCTGGGGCACCGTGCAGGTCTGACCTGCCCGGCTCGGGCTTCGGGGCTCCCCAGCGGAGCCCCCTAGCCTGCGCCGTGCACGTCGCACGCCTCAGGGAACCTAACCGCCGGGACACCCGGCAGAATCGAGAGAGTCACATGGCACACGAAATCACGAGCACCGACCGCGCAATGTTCAACCGCACCCCGGCATGGCACGGGCTGGGCGACGTAGTCGATCGGGACATGAACGCCGCCGAGGGGCTGGGCTTCCTCGGCATGGACTGGACCGTCAGCAGCCGCCCGCTGTTCGCGCAGGTCGAGCAAGAGGGAATGCAGGTGATGCGCGCCGTCGAGACGCACAAGGCGCAGGTGCGCGATGACAACGGCGACACGCTCGGCGTCGTGGGCGAGGGCTTCCGCACTGTGCAGAACTCCGAACTCGCCGCGCTGGCCGACGCTCTCGCCGGTGAGGGCGGATGCACGGTCGAGAGCATGGGCAGTTTGCGCGGTGGGCGCCGCGTGTGGATCCTCGCCAAGGGCGCATCCTTCGATATCGGCAAGGGCGACGAGCACGCCCCGTACCTCGTGCTGGCCAACGGACACGACGGCAGCATGAGCCTGCGCGCGCTGCCCACCACCGTGCGCGTCGTCTGCGCGAACACTCTCGCGCTGGCGCTGGAAGGTCGCGCTGGGGGCTACACGTTCCGCCACACCGCAGGGCTGAGCGTGCGCCTCGATGACGTGCGCGCTGCCCTGCGGAACTGGGGGCACGCCATCGAGGCCGACCGCGCGCGTGCCGCCAGCATGGCGGAGCACCGCCTGACCCGCGACCAAGTGCAGGACCTGTGGCTGGGCGCGATCATGCGCGCCGACGGGCCGATCACCATGGACCCGAAGACGCCAGCCGAAGAGCGCCGCCGGGCCCGTGTGGAGTCGAGCATCGCCCACATGGCGCGCGTTTTCGATGCCGAGGCCTCGCGCTTCGGGGCGAACGCCTACAC